TTTTTGCATTTATGCTCCTTTTTTTACTCCTTTTATAACACCTTTATTCTTAGATGCATAGAATATCTTTTCACCCTGCTTTTTTCCATACTGTTTCTTCATCGACTTCATAATTTTTTTACCTTTTTTGTTTAATGGCATTAATTATCCTCCGTTACTATCGCCGCCTGTTGCACCCCGGTCTTTGCAAGGCTAACTCCGGCTCTTAATTTTGCTAAATCCTCGTTTTGATCCATTTTATCCTCTGCAATCTCGCCCTGTTGCATCAATCTTGCTCTTGCAAGATCAATTTGGGCCTCGTCATTGTCTTTTTTACGTTCATTTTCCATCGCACGAAGGTCAACCTCACGTGATTTTAATTTTAGAAGAGGATCATTGTCAAATTGTGACGTGATTTGCTTCTCTTCCTTCATGTATTCCTCTGTCATCTCTGCAATCAGCACAGATTTTCGTGATTCGATTTGATTTGTAAGTGCTTGAAGCTGTGCTTGCATCTGTGGATCCATAGCAGCTTGTTGTTGCATCTGCATCATCTGTTGCATTTGCTCTCTAAACTCTAATTGCACCTGTTCTTGTGCCATCAGACTGATGTGTTCTAGAATATTTTTCTGTATCGCTGCCATAACCGCAGGATTATTTCTGACAATATTAGTTGACATGAAATTTAAGTGAGCTGTGATGTGTGCTCTGTGGTCCTGACCAGGGAAAGCTTGAAAAGGTTTGCCACCTAACGCATTTATGTGTTCCATACTTGGGTCCATCGGTGCAGTTGGTGCCGGTGGTGGTAAAACCGCATCCACATTTTTAACACCTATCGCCTCGTACATATTTCTGTATATCTGATACATGTTATGTAGTTGTGGATTTGATGTTGCGATCTGTAACTGTGTCTGTGCTAGTGTAATTCTTTGTGACATAGAAAAAATATTTGGATCTGCAACCGGTACAACATCGATTCTATCATCAAAATCTGCTTGCTTCACATTTCTTGCACCACCGACAACATCGTAAGGATATTCTGGTGGTAGATATTGTGACACTACTTTTGATAATAATTTAAATTCATCTTTCATTGCTGCGTAACATCGCTTGTGTATCGCAGACATAACTCTTGAGCCACGTTCCAATAATGCAACCGTTGTTCCAACTGCTGCTGCCTGGTTACCGTCACCAACTTGCATATCAGCGATAGCGGCAAATCTTTGACCTGCTTGAACAACAATACCCAAAAGATTTAATAATGTTTGAGATGGCTCTTTGTATGGTAGCGGAAAGAAGGCATCTCTAAGATTACCACCTGGTGCATCTACATCTTTAAATTCACCTGGTTGTATTGGAGCTGCTTCATCTCTGACTCTAACACCTCTCTGTTTAAATCCTGCTGGTAGATTTGATAAAGTCCCTGCGTCTAATAATTGACGGAGAGCCGCCGTTGC